AGATGCCATTGCAGCACCTTTTAATTGCCTGTCTGCAGATTGTGCGCTCTTACCTGTATTTTTAAGACTTTTACCCGCTTTATCCGCTTGTTGTGAGACTTTATTTAAGCCATCAACTTTTGCGTCAAACTTTAGAGTACCGCCCTTAGTTACTTTACCTGCCATTGTTTACCTTATCTAGCTTTTGCTTTAGCTCTTGCTGACATATCAGCTTGTTTTTGTGAATCTTTCACTCTCTTATTTATAGAGGATTGATTCTCTTGTTCTATATGAGCTAAGAAGTATACAACTGTGCGTTTGTCCTCGATATTAAAAACATCTAAGTACGTACCTATAGGAGCAAAATCTTTGCCCATATACATACCACTTGTTCCGTCCCATTTATCAGTTAATATACTATGTAACATAAATGATTGTTGTACTTCCTGGGGATAATCTCTCATCTCAGGAGGCATTTTATCGGGGTCAGGATCCTGATTTAGTTGCTCGCAGATTGCAAGGTATTTATCTAAATCCATCTCCTCAGAAAATTGTCTTTTAACTAGCCCAAGTATATGTTCTACTTGGTCTTGGTAAAATTTTCCAGTTCACCGACAGTTTCACTCACCCACTCATCGAAATCACTAGAATTCTTCATAAGTAATTCTGCGTTCTCATTGTTCCAGACTAAAAAGTCTTCAGGTTCTACTTCACTAATATCTACTAATAGAAGCTCTTCTAAGTATTTATATTTTAAGCCTTTCCAGCCTTTTATGATTGCTTTACAGTATTCAGTTAAGAATTTATCATTATCAAGCTGTTCTTCGTATGCCCTTGTCTTTTTATTGAACTTTTGGTGTACACTTCGATTTCTAAGTTTTAGCAATTCTTCTCTTGCTAAGTAAGTTAGGTTAACAGAAAATCCATCAAATCCTGGATAATCCACACCTACTGTCTTGCTTGGAGTTAATAAACTCTTAAGCGATACTGGTATCTTATTTTCTTTTTCTGTCATTTTTAATTCCTATTTAAAAAATATGTGGGGAATGACTTCCCCACACACTTCGTTATTATTACTAAGCTCCGACGTAAGTAACTTTTACTTCGTTGGTAGCGTCTGCTGCTGTTGCAGATGATAAGTCTGTTGATAAACCGTGGAAGGCTACATCTACAGATACTACATCTGATAAATCATGAGTAGGTAACTCTAAGTGAGCTTTTCCAATCGATACATTACATCGAGGAGTGTTGCCACTACCACCGATAGAAAATACCATTTGGAAAGCGTTAGTAATTACGCCTCTAGACTCTTGTAACTTCTCAAATAAGTCTAGTGACCCATTTGATACATCATTAAGATAGCAGGTGAAGTTACCTGAAACTGATCTAGTACCAGTAACATGACCTAATGGTAAGTTTACTGTTCCTATTGTTTCCGGTGTCAAGTATGAAATGTTGTTTTCAACTGTGATGTTTCCACCTGTTAAAGTAACACTATATGCTTGGTCTGAACTACCTAAAGCTCCGACTGTACCTGTTGTTTCACTTGCATCATATGTTAATGATAAGTCTGTTAATTTTTGTCTGATAAAGTTAGAAGTAGTATCTACTCCTTCTCTAATTAGACCCTTAGCTGTGGTTCCACTTGCTTCAGTGTTTAAAGAAGCCGCTTCTTCGATTGTTTTACCGTTTCCGGACCAACCTACTTGTGCGATTCCTTCAATATCAAAATCAATTGAAGCCGAGCCAACTGAACAATCTGCTAATTTATAGATTGTTACTCCTTCTGTACCTGTTGCATACAACGCTGTTGCGGTGTCCTTTGCTGCACCAAGTACAAAATACATATCAAATGTACCTAGTGTTACTTGGTTTGAGTTAGCGAAATTAAACTCTTGCTTAGCGGTGTCGCCATAAGCGTCCCCACCACATGCATCGTCGTAATCCTTCGCACTCATTGCTGCCCATAAAGGTCCTTCTACTGCAAAATGTCCCCCACTATCTGCGTGGTCTCCACTTGCAAATTTTGCATTTGAACCTGATACAGTTGGTCTCATATAAGTGCTGAAACTCCATTCTGCTGGTGCGAAAGAATCGGTGAACATTGCTCTACCTCTCTTACTGTAACCACTAGAATTAGCTGCTTCACTTAATGTTATCTCTGATGTATTCGTACCCTGACTAAAAGAAAACCCATCTAATACCGGAATCTCATAAAGAGCGGTATTGGCTGTGGTGCTATCCTCTGACCATTGCATGAACACTTTGGTATCTCTACTAAAGAAAAATGCCATTTTTTATATCTCCATTAATATCGAACTTCTACGGTGATTTCTCCAACACCGAGAGGTTCTAATACGCCTTCATCTGTATCTACAGTTAAGATTGAAGTCTGTACTGTAGACTGAGATGTTCCTGTTGAATCTGTGTAGGTTAATGGATCATTATCCTCCAACACAGTTTCTACATCTTCCAACAATTCTTCGAGTGCGTTGATAACATCATTGTCATCAGACACATAACATCGAACTGTTATTCTTAAAAATCTAAATCGAAAGCCTCCGCCATCGTATTCTCTCGTTTCTGCTCCCGCTCCTAAATGAATAGTCGGAAACTCGTTAACTTCGTCCCAAAATTTTAACCTTCTTTCCACCGTACTTACTGATGTTCTCATTGGTGGACTTCCATTTATCTGAGTTTCTAGTGCTACGGCTAAGGATTCAATTATGGCTCTACGACGCGACGAATATCTTCTTGCTGTTGTAGAATCCATTATACTCTCCTTACTTTGAGGAATTTATTTCCTATTATACTTTGTGCTATCTCTCTAACACTTTCTCCAATTATCTTTCTTGGATCTCTTGCTGTACTGCCTTGTTTAAATCCTGGTTCAAAAGTTTGATAAGGATATTTCATATAAGTATAGTCTACATGAACTCCCCCTCTTGGGCCTACCATTACTTGTGTAGGTTCAACGCTGTTTGCAAATCTACCTGTTTGGTATCTTAATGCTCCACCCGTTCCCATTTTACTAGCTACTACTTGAGGTAGTAAAGCTTGTAACATTGCTTCTAAATGTAAAGGACTTTGTGCTGTTTTTGCAGCATCCTTAGTTCTTACTCTTACTTTTTTCCTAGCTATTGTTCCTGCAGTTGAAGTAATACTGTTCTTCATCTTTTTTGCAGATCGCCCTTTTGAAGTGCCTGAAGATGCTTTAAGCCCCTTCATTTTTCGTATAAACTCTTGGTTGACTTTCATTCTCATGTCAAGTCCGCCACCTTTACCTACTCTTTTACTTCTTTTATCTAGTTTGCCTTTTACAGTCATTAGTCCTTCAGCAATTAAAGCCTGTTTCATTATGTTGGCTCTATCTAGAGGCCCGGGACTAGCAGACCAAAGTTGTTGAGCTCTGTCTAAATCTACTTTACAAAGTCTCATTACTTCCTCAGCAAATGCGTCATTCATTGTTGCGCCAGGATCTTTCCCACCTATAAAAGATTTAAAGTGGTCTAGTACTTCTTTATCCGGTGCAGATGGATTCTTTTTATCCTTTGTAAAAACTAACTGACCTCTGTATCTTAAAGTAGAATCATCTTGTGTTCTAGTTCTTTTACCTTGTAAAACTAATTGTGTGTCAAACATGTCTTCAAACTTAGTTTCAAACAGTCTAGCGACACTTATAAACATATTAGTTTCTGGCCCTTTGTATCCTTTGAAGATATCTCTTAACGCATTTTCAACTTTTCTATGACTTAGTGTTCCTGCTGCTCCATGGAAACGTTTTTTAGTACCTGGTGTTAAAGTAGACTCAGTATTTTTAAAATCTTTTGGTAAACTCTTACCATGAGAATAGTCTATCTTAATCTTTGTGTCGTTTATTACCTTCTTTACAATTCTTTTTAATCTATTGTTAAAGAGTCCTTCGAGTCCTGCACCAACATATTTTGATCTAGGATTTCTTTTATAATGAAATACAATTTCACTAGAATTCCATCCTCTTTTTTGCAAACCTTCAGGTTGGTGTAATATCCACTTTTCTTTGCCATCTTGACTAAGTTTTTGAATCTGCTTATAGATTTCTTTTCCACGATCTGCCCACTCACCTTCATACGCTGAAACTTCAAAAATTTCTTCAGGAGTTAAGTTATGTTGTACATTACTTATAGTTTTATCTCTCCAGTTAGCTATCTCATTCATAAAGTTTCCTTTACTAATCAAAGTAGTTCCTTCATCAAAAATTGCACCTACATTTTTAATTTTAGTATAGGTAGTTAATCTTTTTGTCGCTTTCTTTTCGAGTTCCTTAAAAAGTTTATTTCTAAGTGTTTGCGACATTAAATTACAACTCTATATAAATCTAATACTCTTT